CTAATGTGAAGCCAAATAGCTTAATAGCCACGCCAAATTATCCTTTCATTGTATAATAAAAAGTAGAGGATTTCCCCTCCACTTTTAGCCTACTGCGCCACCAACGCCGGTTGCTTCCCACCACTGATATGCAAAAGTAACAGAATACTCTTCAATCGTATCATTTGATCCCCAATCTAGATCGATTGGAGTGATATCGGTTGGGAACATCCCTGTAAACTTATATGTACGAAGTGGTGCTCCTACTTTTGAATAATGAATAACTGTAGCATCAGCAGTGTATGCACCAGGTGCAGCAGAAGCAAATCGTCTTACATTATTAGAATGACCATTTAGGGCGTCCATCCATTTTTCCATTGTTGAACGTGTAAGAAAATCTTCATCGTTCAAAACGGTTACTGTCCAATCAGCAAAAGTTCTATTACCTGCAAGTTTGATCTCACGTCCAAAATATTGAATAGGCGCAACACCAATTGTAGAACCTGGTAATTGCGCTGTCTTACATGTAAACGCTAATTTTGCTGTTGATAAAGCACCACCTGGGATGCTGTTTGGAAAATTGATAATAACTTCAAATAAATTAGGTCTTGCGCCATCAAACGCCATACCGACATTACGAAATTCATTAATAGCAAAAGCTGGCATATATTACTCCTTTTTTGTAATTTTATTTAGACCGCTCCAACTACTTCATTGAAACTTACGCCGGTACGTACCGCAACAAAATTAAGTTGAATAAAGTTAATTGAACGAGCAGGTTTAATGTAGATGTCTCCAACAAACTCATTACGGTCAATGACTTCACCTGTGTTGTTTGTATCGTCACAAACAACTTTGAAGTCTGTGATACCACGACGACCTTTGACATCACGCAAGAATGGCTCAACTAAAGCAACAAACTGGGCACGTGTAAATTCATCATTGAATTCAAACAATGAGAAACGTGCTGCACGTGAGATTGCTTTTTCTAGTACAATAAACAAACGACGAACGTTGATACGATCAAATGCTGATGGTTTAGCTAACAATGTTTTGTCGCCAAATAGAACTGTACCATCGCCTGGGAACTGAACAACAGGATTGACGCTTGCTTGATACAAGTTATCTCTCTTTGTCTTATTTGGATTCCAAGCTAACTTCACAACATTTTTGATTTGACCACGATTCAAACCACCTGGTGAATACCAAGGATCTTGCAAGCTGTCTGTACGAACGCACAGACCAGCCATATCACCATTGAGTGGTATCCAACGATATGTGTCTGCATACTTGTCGTACTGATACTTGTAACCAGAATCTAAGAATCCGTAAGATGTTGAAGTAAGTGTATTGCGGAAAGCAATAACGTCTATATCTTCGTTGTTATAGTTATCAACAACATCTGCTTTCTCTGGTGATACGAATGCAACACAGTCTTGACGAGTGATTGCAATATTATCAATAACATAGTTAGCGATTGTTGAATTACCTGTTCCTGTTACCAGAAGTGATACATCAACAGTTTCTTTGTTGTTGAAGTAATCCCAACCGGTTGTAATTGCAGAAGTGTAGTTAGTATTTGTACTTACAATACCACCAGCCAGAGAGTTTGAACAGTTGCTTGTTAGTGTTTTGAATGAGCTAACATTAGCAACAGAACCCCACGCTGTTCCTGTACCTACATTTGTTGGATGTGATAGATGCCAAACATAAAATGACTTACGATTGACAACCTCTTTGTAGTAGTTTGAATTACCGCTGTCATCTTTAGCATCAGATGCTTTTGAAACAAAACCATATTTCTCAAGAACTTGACCTGGAACGCCTGTCCACAAACCGTCTTCGTCTACGACAACGATGTGAACTTCGTCATTAGCACCGCCTCTTGATGAAACATAAGTTGATGTGTTTGGAGTAGCAGTAAATTCGTTACGATATGGCCAAACGCTGTATGTATCTCTATCAGCCATGGAAATTAGCAAACTGTTGCCTAGAGTACCAGCATATTTTGCTGCCCATCCACCAGTTTGTCCATATGCACCAGTAGAATATGTGGAGTGATTAGCTTCGTAATCATCATCATTCTGAACAAGAAGACCTGTTCCGTTTGCTGTAGAGTTCAAAGCACCATAGGTTTTAGCACGAACAACTCTGAGTGTATTACCATAAGCTAAGAAGTTTGCTGCTGAGAACCAGTATTCGTAATTGTCTGCATCTGGTTTACCGAATTGATTGACTAGATCAACTTCACTTGCAATAGTATAAATCTTGTTGATTGGACCCCAAGCAAATGGGCCAACAAAAGCGCCAGCAGAAGCGCCAACATTTGGAACAACCGTAGTCAGGTCAATTTCTGATACGTTTACTCCGGGTGATAACTGAATTGGCATTGGATTTCTCCTCTATTGTAAAAGCATTTTTTG